ATGAGCCAAAGATATAAACTTACTAAAACTTTTATCGACAGCATCCCTCTTGAAGAATCTGGCAGTAAATTTTATCGCGACTCCATAACGATCGGCTTTGGCTTAATTGCAACAAAGTCTAAAACCTATTTCGTTGAAACGAGAATGCCAGACGGTCGAAATAAAAGAAAATCTATTGGTAAACATGGCGTCTATACTCTTGAACAAGCCCGCACTGAAGCAAAAAAAATATTGTTGATGATGCACCAGGGTATTGATCCAGTCGCCCAAAAAAGACAATTAAAATCAGATTTTAAATCTAAAAAAGAAGCGAATGATTTGATCCCAACACTAGAAAAAGCTTATGAAATCTATAAAAGTAAAAAAAAGCTAAGTGCTAATACAATAGATGCTTATGATCGATGCGCGAATGATTATTTCAAAGACTGGAAAGATATTAAAATTACTGAAATTTCTCAGAAAATGACTTTACATAAACACATGGATTTATCTGTGCGAAGCTTAGCGCAGGCAAATCTAGCAATGAAGTTTTTATCAGCAGTCTACAACTTTAATGCATCAATTCTTTATAACGATCATGACGAAAAAATTATTACTGAGAAAAGCCCTGTAGGAGTTATTTATAAAGAGAAAAAATGGAACAAGATCAAACGCCGTAAAGGTTACATTCGATCTGACCAGATACATGATTGGTCACTCGCTGTATGTACTACCTGGTGGGCTGGCAATCAAAATGCAAATCATCGTGGATATATAAATCAGGACTTTTTACTTTTATTAATCTTAACTGGTTTCCGCAGAGAGGAAGGCGAAACACTTGAGTGGTCAAATGTTGACTTAAAATATGGAACTATAAAAATCCAAGATCCTAAAAACCACGAGGATCTCCTTCTACCAATGGGAGAAATGCTTTGGTATATCATGGCAGAACGGAAAAAACTCACTGGTAAGAATAAATATGTTTTCCCTGGGGATTCGCTTGATTCACATATCATTGATAAACGTGAAGCTCGTTATACAATAACGGAAACAACTGGCATTCAATTTACATTTCACGACTTGCGAAGAACATTTGGAACGATCGCAAATAGTCTGGCAATCGGTAGTTATACAATCAAAAAACTTATTAATCACACTACCGAAGATGATGATAACGATGTGACCGATGGATATGTCCAAGTAACTTTTGGTGATCTTCGCAAAGCTATGAATATGATTGAAAATGTTGTGCTGTCTGACATTTCCAAGGCTCTAATCAAAAATAGAATTTACTTTGAACAAAATAAATCCATAAGGAATATTCAAGAAAAGTGGATTGAGCATAATAAAATCATTTTAACCAGTTGCCATGAACAAACTTAAAGATTAATATTTCACTAATTTATTTAATTTTAAAGCTATTAAGGAGAACTTAATAGCTTTAATTCATCTATTTACTTTTAGATAATACTGCTGAATAATCTCCATTTATATACTTAAAAATCACATAATTGGTAAAAATTTCTGAGTAACCCTGTTGAATTAGAAAATCATTAATAATTCTTTCATTTAGAGTTTCACCAGTTCTTATTCCTATTCCATTGTAAGCTTGATCCCATTGATTTTCAATAATACCTGTTAAGGTTATAAATGAGGTTTTTTGTTCCCCATTAATAATATATACAAGAACAAAAGGATGATTACCTGAATGCACTATTCCATTAAATGATTTTCGTTGTTTATTAATTATTTTGTATTTACTCTGTATACTAATATTTCTCTTATATGATTTACAAGTTATAAATTTATCAACAGAATCCAACAATATAGTTGCTTCAAAGTAATCAGGTTTAAAATTATCACCATTTACAATTAATCTGCTAAATGGTTTTGTTTTAACGCTTACTGATCCATATGGCTCAATTACCAAAGGTGGATCACATAACTCTAATTCAAGTAACTCGTTATCTTTAAATAGGGCGTATACACCAAAAATTGGTACAGGCTTATCTTTGTAATTCACAAGAACAATATCATCGATTCTTGCAGCTGAAAGTGTATCTGATACTATCTTATAATGTGCAGAGACTTTATTTCCCAGCTTTTTTGAAGATAAAAAGATAGCAATTGCAGTAGAAATAACTATAATTAAAGGTCTAAAATATTGATCAACAACACCAACGATATCTTTTAATTCCATTTCTTATCCAATTAATTTTGTTGTAAGTATATTACACAAAACTTCATAAGTAATTAACACTAATCTACTGCATAGTTAATTTAAAAATTCAGGTCTATTGCTATGTGCGCCAACTACGAACCTATAAGAAAAAGTCGAGCTCAACTATTAAATTTATATGAGCCGACATTCGAGTACAAAGCTGACCTATTCCCTGGTTATGATGGCCCTATCATAATTTCGACTGAGCAAGGGTTAGAATGGCGGGCGGCTAGGTTTGGTCTGGTACCAAACTGGGCTGATGACATCAAAAAAGTTCGAAACACATATAACGCTCGTTCTGAGACCGTTGCATCTAAGCCAAGCTTTCGCCATGCCTGGTCTAAAAATCAATTTTGTTTGATTCCAGTCGAGACAATTTTTGAGCCTAAATATATCGACGGGAAATCACATTGGTACGGGATTTATCGTGAAGATGATATGCCTTTCACAGTGGCGGGAATTTACGAACATGCGACTGTTAACGGCGAACCTGTTATATCAATGAGCATGTTAACGATCAATGCTGATGACCATCCCTTCATGAACCGATTTCATGCGCCTGATGATGAAAAAAGATCAATCGTTGTGATTCCGAAAGGAAGGCGCAATGATTGGCTCACATGTGGACATGATCAAGCAATGGACTTTTTAGTAGATATGCCTGTAGATGAGTACACTGCAGCCCCAAAATCAGAAATGCATAAATTCCGACCAAACACACACTGACTAGCGACAACTTTTGACTTGTCCTTGTTTATCCACAGATAAATAAATTTGAATTTATAGTGGTAAAAATCTTATCCTAAAATGGTAAATCCAAACACGCCCAGTAGCGTAGGAGAAACCAAATGTCTAAGAAGTTGCCTATTTACTTCTCGGAAGGCGCATGGACGAGTCTACAGACTCTCATGGGCCAAGATGGGAAGCCTAGCCCCACTATCAATACCCTGCTAGAACAGATCTCAATGCAAACAGATCTGATCGACAAGCTTGGGCTTACCCCTATCCTGCCTAAATCAAAAACCTCTATTCCAATGGCATTAGAGCGTATTCCTGCTGGCCCTGCTTTCGCAACCAAAGATGATTTAGATACGACCGTAGATCTGAATGAATACCTAATTCATAACCCGATATCGTCATTCATGGCCAGAGTTGACAGTGAGTCAATGCTTGGTGCTGGTCTTGAAATTGATGATCCAATTATCATCGATCGAAGCATTGAAGCAGCGCACCAGGATATCGTTGTTGCGTTAATCGATAACAAAGACTCAACGATTAAGCGCCTTATGATTACAGCGAAAATGTCCAAGAACGACATTAAAGAGATCTTTGGTGATGAGGATTACCCTCTCCCAAAACTCTGGCTAAAAGCTGAAAATCCCGCTTATGAGCATATCATCCCTGCAGATAATCAAACCGTGGTTATATGGGGTGTGGTGACATTCAACTTAAAGCGTATGCATTACCGCTCATAATAAGAAGAATAAACATGAAAAGTAAAACTCGCATATTCGCTTTGGTGGATGTGAATAACATGTACGTTTCGTGCGAACGTGTTTTTAATCCAAAACTCAATGATATTGGATGCCTAGTCCTTTCTAATAACGATGGCTGTGCCGTGGCAAGAAGCCAAGAAGTAAAGGATCTGGGCATCCGTATGGGTGTCCCACTTTTTCAGATTGAGGACATTGTTAAAAAGCACAACGTTCAAGTGCTATCAAGCAATTACGCACTATACGCTGAAATGTCACGCCGTTTTATGAGCCTCCTTGGCCAGTATGTCGCACCAGGAGAGCAAGAGATTTATAGTATTGATGAAAGTTTCTTAGAATTAACTACTTACGCAAAAAACTATGATCTGACGGCATATGCTCAGGAAATGAGATTGAAGGCTTTGCAATGGCTGGGGCTGCCCTGCTGCATTGGAATTGGTCGCTCCAAAACAGAGGCTAAAATCGCAAATCATATTGCGAAGAAGAATAAATATTTTGATGGTGTGTGTAATTTAGCTGAGATGGATCCGTGCTCTGCAGAACAATTGCTCTCGCAGGTGGATGTAGCTGAAGTCTGGGGCGTTGGCCGTCAGAACTGCAAAAAACTAAACTTAATGAACATTAAATCTGTATTGGATCTGATTGAATCAAATCCGAAGGAGATCAAAAAGTCATTTTCAATTGTCATGGAAAAAACAGTACGCGAGCTGCAGGGAGTTTCATGCATCGATATTGAAAATGAGAATCCATCAAAGCAACAAATTATTAGCAGCCGCTCGTATGGCCAGCCTGTCTATGAGAAAGATGACATCAAATCCTCAGTGCGTTTATTTGTGACTCGAGGCGTTGAAAGAATGCGTCATGATGGCTCCATTTGTAAGATGATTGGGGTGTTTATCCAAACTGGCCGCTTTAATAAAGAGGAACGTTATTCCCCTTACATTATTGTGCAAATGCCTGAACATACTGATGATTTGTTAGAGATTACCAGGGCAGCAATGAAAGGAATCGACCAGATCTACAAGAAGGGATTTAAATACAAGAAAGCAGGAATTGTTCTTCTCGAGTTAATTCCTAAATCGAAATTTGTTCCGGATCTATTCACTGACTACACACAACGAAATCAACGCGAAAAGCTTTCGCAAACAATGGAAGCAATCAAAGAGAAGTATGGAAAAGATCATGTCTCCCTTGGCCTGTGTAATGACACTAAGGCTATATGGCAGATGAATCAAAACCGCCGCTCGCCCTCATACCTCACCAACTGGAACGAACTTTTTAGAATCGGGTAACCACTATGCATATTTTTAATTTAACAAACGAACAGCTTGCACAGATCCTTATTCCGAAGCGTTTTGTACCTGAGAAACCACCAGAATTGGAAGGCAAAAACATAGTGTATGTTTTTGATAGTGAAGATAAGTTTGAATTAACTTATGACGAACTAGTAGAGATTATTGCAAAGGCCCGTTTAGCAGGTCCTCAGTTGATACCAATCATTGGGACTGTAGATTAATTTAGATTGCCCTCTTTTGAGGGTTTCTTTTTATCTATCAATATTTAATTTCTCATAATAGCCCAAAGTGATAACAAATAATTCCTATAAAGTTAAATTTATCAATTATTTAAAGTATTTTATATACTATTTTTTTTACATTGATATTATCCCTCAATAACAATTTTAAAATATGAGGGTAATACCGCAATGGAATATATAACGGTTGATTGGCCAACCTCTAGCGGCGGTAAAGTCATCAGTGGAAATAAGAACTTTTTAGTTGTTGGGAAAGCAATCACCTGCGTTGGTGATGAGGCAACCTGTCCACTTCACAATACAATAGCATTCATTGTTACTGGTGACCCAACCTATCATATTGGCGGTAGACCAATAGCACGAGTGGGTGATTCCCTCTCATGTGGATGCAAGCTAGTTAAAGCTGGATAAATTTGAATGATAATTTTCTTAGTAAAAAAGGAGTAAGGCTGTATGCAATGGTGGGAAAAAACAGTTGAATATTTTTTCATAAAAAAATATGTTGCTGATCATTTAGTAGCCCCACTAGATGGGAAACATGAATTAGCTGGAGATGCCATTCTCTCTGATTATCAACAAAAATGGATAATCATCGAATTTAAAGCTCGTGCAGAATCACTGGATACTGAAAAGAAAAAATTTAGATCATATGCAGACGCTTATATGGCTCTAGAAAAATACGACCACCATCATTACCTCATTTACGGTGAAATATTAAATGGTGAGTTTGATCTGGTAGCAAAAACTTATTTTTCTAGACGAGAGCAAAAAGATATAAAAAAAATACTTGAATATGGCAAAGATATAGATAGTTTTCTCAAATATTTAAATTTTTTTATCAAATTGAAAAGTGAGAAAGGTACTTCATCCAGCGGAAATCTAGGTAGTTATGCATTCATTGCTGGAGTAAATAACAACAATGAAATAACTACTTGTATGAGTTTACAAGAGTTTGGTTTAAAGCATGAACTTAATCTTGAATCAACTCCAAAAGAAGAAAAACAAAAGGAAATCACAAGAGAACGTCAGAGAGATAGGGACGGGCCATCACTTGGTTTTTAAATAATTCCCAAAGATGCCAATTTATAAAATTGGCATCTTCTTTGAAAAAACAGCTGAAAATTATTTTCAAAATCGTCTAACACATTTCCCAACATGAATATCGTTGTTGATGGTGTGAGCGGTGCAACCGGGCACAAGACACAAAATTAAAACGCTCAGAATCAATGAAGATAATGAGCGTTTGCATTTAAATTTCTGGATCTGAGATTGCATAATCACCCATCATCAATCGGTACCATCTCAACTGTCTGGCCTGCCAATTCATGGTGACAGTCAGATAAGAATTGAATCTTTCCGTCTGTTAGGAATAGGTGGCATCGGCTTTCAGTATGATGATCATTCACCAGTAAGGATGGTGTGAAAGTTGGTTTATTTACATCACCATTAAAATTCCATTTGCTGCCGTTTGGATGTGCGTTGACATGAAATGGATGTAAATACTTGCAACCAGGGCACTTAAATAAGTACATGCCGCTACTCCAATATTCCAAATATGGAGTTAGTAAAGTTACTGTTTCGCTCATGACAACCAACCTTTGATTTTGCTTAGTTGATTGGTACGATCCGCAAGACCATTGAAACCACCATTGATACGCTTTGTGATGATTTTAATATCATCTTTATCCGCATATTCATTCAATTCATTATCAGACCAGTACTTACATGCCACCAGCATCCCAATACTCGGTAATGCAACGATTTGCGGGTTGTTTTCAAAATCAATGCCAAGAGCTTGACCATACTTACGGTAATTTGCACGGCCAGTTAACTGAATCGGTCCACGGCCTTTATATCGAGTGCCATCCCCCTTTTCAGTGTTGCCTAGATCCTTACGTCCTTCGTAGGCTGCACCACTGGCGATTTCTTCCATATAACGGAAATTACCAGATTCATGTGCCAGCTGGGCAATGAAATGTGCCAGTCGTAAATCATTATCTAAAATATGATATGACTGCATGTGTACATTCGCCGCAAGTGCAAGCTCTTCAGCACGTGCATGTGTTGCACCTAGTTTTTTGAATAAGGCCGTCAGCGTTGCACGGCCAACGATACCGTCGTCTTTAACGCCCAATGCTTTCTGTAAATTTTGAATGCTCATCACTTTTCCTCATGCATAAAAAACCGCCGTGAGGCGGTCATATTGTTTTAAAAATTTAATTACTGATTGGGACTGTCTTTATCTTTTTTCTTTTCTTGCTCTGAACTACCGAAGTAGAATCCGCAAGCGGTGGTCATTGCCCCTGCAATAAAACCCAAGGCCGTGTTTATTAAGTTACTGTTTTCCCGTGGCATATCAACAAAGAATAATGCGATTACCAGGACAAACATTAATGCAACTAATGCAAAGGCCAGATAAGCCCGCGTTTGTTCACTTGTCATCTAAATCACCTTTTAAACGCTCTTTAGTTTGCTCGTATTGTTTCTTTCTCAACTCGTGGATCTCTTCAGCACGCTTGTCATCACGCCGTTTAAAATACAGTGTAGTGAAAAACGAAATCACACCAATAAAAACCGAAAACCATACCGCCCAATCTACACTTGCTGCATACGCTGCCACAGATGCCCCCGCCGACATATAAGATACTTTTGGTGCTGCTGCTGCGATTGTGTTTGTAGCAGCTTCAACCGCGCTTGCTGCCTGTTCTTGCATTTTCTGTCTCCAGAAATAAGAAAGCCTCCGTAAATGGGAGGCTAATTATTTAGATTAAAATCTATGTTTTAAGCTTCAGATGTACTTTGAGTAATCTGATTTGAATAGTTCCAGGTTGTTTCTTTCCATACGTCTCTCGCTGCGACACGAATATAATATGGCGTTGTTGCTTGTAACCCTCCTATAGTGGTTGTTAATGTTGTACCCGTCCAAGACGGCGCTGTTGTTGTAGGGTCGAAGTCTGCAGTCGCACTCAACCAAACTGCATAATCCTTAAGATCAGGAACATCACTTGGCACCCAATTGATCGTGATTGAATTAGCATTGGACGCGGTATAAATATTACTCAATACAGGTGGTACCGGATTACTGATACTCAACTCAGCAAATGTACTTAAGTTCGCCCCGCGCTTGCTGGCTACTCGAATTGTATAAGCACGCTGAACGCCATCAACTTTGGCCTCTTCAATCGAATAGCTGTAATCCGTGTTAGTGGTTTCAACCTCTCGCAACTTCACACCATTGGACCATATCTGAGCAATATAACTATTTGCCCCTGCAGTACTTTGCCATTGGACTTTAAACGATGTCCCCACAAATGGTGATTGTAGTGATAGACCAATCACACCAGATGGCCGTCCACCGTTCAACGTATAGCTATATGCAGTGACTTCATCCAACGTTTGCTCTTTTTGTTCAAGTCCATTAAAGCTGGTGAACTTCAAATAGATCTGTTTTCCAATAAGATTGGTATTAAAGCTATATTCAAAGATAGCCCTGTCCAAACGTATAAAGCTTTCACCTGCATTGTGATTTTGAGCATCATTAAAACGGCCACGCAAAACATCACTTAATGTGTACAGTCCAGATCCATTCAAAGTGGCTTCTTGATAGTTAAAATACTCGTCACCCACTTTGCATATCGTTTGATCTGTTTGAGCATCAAGCAAGGTACCACTGAATAACTGACTTGCTGTATTTAACTGAATCTGCATGGATGTGGCATTATTGGATATTGGTACAACCAACTGACCATATCGAGCTGAACCATAAATCGTTCCAATGAGTTCATACGTGGTGTTATCAAGACTGGCCCAAACATTACAACCACCCCAATTCAAACCACCCGACACCGCCATCCATACTTCATTTTTACCATCAGTCATATCTAGTGGCGGTTCAAATATCGCAGGTGCATTTACATTACCTGGCTCTTCATTACCGCCTTGATAACCATTAGATGCTTGCAGATCATATTCAATTGCAGATCTAGAACCCTCTGCCACTTCCTCTGCAGTAATGGTTAACACCCCATCGTCATCCTCTTCCACCCGAGTAATACGAACCGCAAACTGATCCAGACCTAATGAAACATCCGTGATAGTCACAATATCCATCGGCTCAAGCAGGCAGTACTTCCATCCCAGTTGAAACTCGTATTCATTACGAACATAGAGCAATCGCTGTAAACGTAGTTGGGCCACATGCCTGGCAATCTTTGGCTCACAAAAAAAAGTTAGCTTTTGAGGCTCTTCCGATCGCAATCCAAACATTTCAATATTGGCCTGATCCTTGGCTTCGACCGTTTCCGTGTTGTACTGGTTGTATCGATTGATGTACTCAATCTGCACGTGGTTATAAGCATCAGTATCACGGCTACGGCGAACTTTGACAGGCTCATCTTCACCAAGAAAATCATCATCATTTAAATGGTAAACCGGTGTAAGATCTGGCGTGAACGTTACGCCGTGGCCAGTCATTGCGGCATCGCCAAACGATTTGATTTTTAACCCATCAGGACTTGGTACGACAGCACAATTTACGGACTCAACGATCTCATTAATAATCTCATGTGCTTCACGCTGTTCTGTGAAGGCAGGCGAAATTAAAAGATTTGCAGCTCGGCAATAGGTCCTAAACTCGTTCAAATTAGCGATATTTAAGCTTGGAGCTGCGCCGTAGCGCGGATTACTGATTAAGTCCTCTATCACATCTGCTGGATTGGCATCATGAATAGTTGAAGATAGTGTGATTGTGCTAATCACTTCAAAATTATGATTAGACAGACTAGCACTACCACCCAAGTCATAGTTTGCTGCTGCAACGTAACCAAGAAACGGATAATTCAAAGCTTGGTTGGGGTGAGCACTGGAAATATACCCCCACATCGGATTGTTATTTCCGTCAAACAACTCGAAGCCAAGCTGATCGATCGGCTGAAGGATTACACCACCCTCTTGCTTGGCCACAAGCTGATCTTTGTCCACCCATATCATGCCAATATCTTGAATCTGGTTTTCACATAGACCAAGCATTAATGAGGCGCTATAAGTATAGGTAGTATTCTTGGTTTTGGTCTTGCCGCCTTTACCACCAGATTTTGTCGTTGTGGTATGAGCGATTGCTTTAAAATCGCCATACCAGAACATATTCGCGGCCACACGGGTTTTTCCATAGACCAATGGCTGACACAATCCATAAGCTGATTGTTGGATCCGCATTGAATTAATGCGGGTATCTGACATGCTGATTGTGGTACTACCAAACACTCCACTCATTCTTTCAGCCTCTTCATACGAAAAAAGCCCGCACAACGGCGGGCTAAACTTCCTTTTGTGCCATCCTGCAGGATGACGCCTAAATGAATATAGGAATGGATAATGGTTGGCCATTCCACAACAATTGCACCATGACTGATGCATTTGCCAAAATGATATAAAACCAGATCACCTGGTTGAGGTTCTTCCACTTCATAACACACGCTAAGGACATGTTCTAAATAGCGCTGTCCCATTTGGTGCATATGCCAATCGGGAGGGTATGGCCGAGGATCCAAGTGATCCATCAGCCCTACCTTTTCAAAAACCTCACAAATTAAAGTGCCACAATCAACACCAACACCTTTGATACGGCCTTGGTGATGATATGGCGTGCCGAGCCAGGTCATGGCCTCGTCAACAGCTTCACTTGCTTTGGACATCATAAACTTGAATTCACTGAAATAATGGAATCTGTTTCCCAAACTTCGCCTATAGCTGTTGTATGACGCTCTGTGCCAATAAAGTTTCCAGCTACCGAATAGTAGAATTTGTTGTAGTTAGTTGGGTTCGCGATATAGAAACAAGCGGTCGGATTGTTCGGATGCTTTAGAAACTCTACTGAAGCATCAATACCCGTTGGCCCCCATATCTGGCATGCTGGTAAAGAACCCATTGTTAACGTTCTCTCAAAATCAGCCTCGCCAATATTTTCTATTGCATAAAGCGGTTCGCGGATTGCTTTATCCGTAATCTGCTCACCAGAAGTGTCGTTTTGTTTGCGCTTGATTGGCAACATCGTTAGGTAAGCAGTTTTGATAATAAGAGACATCACCCATTTTACATACTGCTTTAAGCGTAGTTTTCTATTCTCAAAAATTAGATGCTTGGTATGGTCTGCTACTTTAATCTGCGTGTTCATCCGGAACATATCTGACACCTGGATAAGTTCAAACTTCTTGCAGACAAAGCTTTTTGATACGGAAGGATCGATCGGCTTGCCATCAACCATAAACATGAATGAAGTTAAAATCTCATCCCCATGCCAGCCACCCATAAAATCACCTTTACCATCCTCAAGAATCGCGCACTCCATCTCTCCTGCAGTCACAATTTCACGGGTTCGGGTAAAGCCAAAACTGGATTGAGGTTTATCAACTTCATATACCCCTTGGATACGCCAAACATCAACATTACCGAGCTGGTTATTAGGATCAAAAGGTGCCGTTTGCCGGGCAATTCGCCAATCGGTATATTTTGTTGATAAGCGCTTAGACCCTTTCATGTAAATATCTATTGCAGATGCGCCCACAAAAACAACAACATCATTGTCGTCAAGATTGTTATAAGGGATATCCAAATTAACAATAGTTGGTTTCGGGAACCCACCGACCGGATAGTGCTCACCATCTAATGAGGTATTATAAATATAAAATGGCAACTGGTTTGCCAGGTTTTCAAATGATTCCGTTGTCGCGCCACCAGTGTATATACCAACTTTAACCGCCTCCTTAGGAATATTCCCTCCAGCATCTGCTAAATTTAAGTCAATATATGCTGTCTGCAATCCTCCACCAGAAAAAGTAACGCTACCAGCTTCAAGCCGGTACCGACGATTTAGACCACGATTAGGTAAGAAGAATGTACCACTCCATGACAGGGTTCTTGTTGATGCATCAAAATAAACTCTATTCGTGCCATTCTTCAACCAAATATCGCCCACCGGTCGAGCAGTATGCCGATAATGCCCAAAAAGTAAGCCGCCATATCCATATAAGTCGTTTATAAATAGTAATATCTTTCGGCCTTTAAGAAATGCATCTTTACCCTCCGCAAGCGAAAGGTATCCCATATCCCCTGAGGTTACAGTCAATTGAGGTATAAGGCGATTGTTCACAGGCGCACTATCCAAATCTACATAAATAGCCTGCCCAGCAGCCAATGTATAAGTGCCACCGGCTACACGTGCACCACCATTTCCTGCACCTTTAGCAATAGTTAAATCAGTAAAAGCAATCTCAACGGCTTCCGATGCTACTACTCGTTGCTTAATTATAAAACCTGATAGTAGATAGCTTGAGCGTTCAGCCCTTTGATTTACTAAATCCACAGAAGCAACATTCTCAACCAATAATTTTAGTGCATTTTTAAACTGCGCCTCGGTTGTGGATGGATCTATGAATTGATCTGCAGTAGGTAATTCGGCCATTTTATTTTTTCCATAAAAAAAGCACCCTTTCGGGTGCTTGGCTAAAACGAATAAGAAATTATTTAAACGGATGTCTCAGGAACAGGAACAAATGGAGCGCCACGAAAGCGTGTACGGTTGTTAAACCGGTTTTGGCATGTTTCAAGGCGCTTGTCGCAACCTGGGTAAACTTTAATTGCCTCACCAATTGCAGGCATTTCTAAAAGTGGCAAGGTAAGCAGCAAGGCCCCTGACTCATGAAATCGAACCGTACGTTTAATCCCCCGATTAACACCTTGGGTGAACTCGACTACGCCTTGAGTAAACCACCCCTGAGGTTGATTTAAGGTACATATAATACGGCTCGGTGTGCTGTTTGCTTCGATTGCTGTATTGACCACAAATGCTGAACTCAACAAGCCACACCCGCTATCAAATAGCGTATTTAAACAACTCGGTTGGTAAAGATTGCGTGGCATTTTGACATTCAGAATATCGGTATCTGAGGCGGCATTGACGTGGATCTGATTGCGGTCCATTTCTGGTTCAATCAAACTCCCTTCAAATAATGTGATTGCACCAGCACTGGTATCAGTTGGAGTATTCATATCCATAAAGACACGCTCCAGTTTGAACCGCGCCCCATCCAGAATACCATTATGAAATGCTTGGACTATTGGTACATCACTAAACAGCGTATCGTCATTTACCATGATTGTGACCGATAAGCTGTCCACCTCAATACCAAGATTTTGGGTGATGCCTTCACGCTCTATGATGGGACCATCTGAACGATATAACTGCCCTGCTATTGTCAGATCAAAATCATAATTGGTGTATCGGTACACATCACCCTGAATGGTTGTGATGGTATATAGATCAGCCATTAGAAATTGATCCGCATTTAATAGTGCAATAAGTTTTGTTGAGGCCTGTCTCATATCTTATTCCCCAAGGATCCAACAAACTCGACCTTGCTGGCCTTCCAAAGTTTTTTCATAAAATTCACATATTGCTGTTCGTCCTCCTTAAACCGGCAACGATAGTAATAAATGCCTTTGATATTGAGCATCTGGCCAACACCCAAAGGAGTAGATAAAACCACCTTGCCATCGGCAGTTATTTGCGAAGAACTGTTATTCCACATCAATGTTTGATCGTTGGCATTCCACATCAATTGAGAACTATTGGCATTCCACATCAAAGGGTTTGTTGGTTGTGATGTGGCTTTGATGTTTCGGATTGGCAACTGTAAATTATGCATTTGCTTATACAGTTGGAATGTCGTAGTTACGCCATCACCCACAAAAGTACAATCAAACTCAAAATCATCTGGCATTTGGAACAAGAAAGAATCGAAAGCACCACGGCGAGCCAGAAAAAAACTCTCAAGAATCTGGAACTCTTTTCTGTTCTTATTCTCCCTGAGAAAGGCATAAGACATAGAGATCTCATACTTTGGCACTGCTTGATAACTGGCCCGCAGCTCACGACCATTGACGGAGGTCATGATCTTGGTGTTAAAAGTAGGTGTCTTGGTCAGATCCCACTCTAAACCGGGTAATTCTGGAAATAATTCATTCGACATGCTTCATCCTTATTTACCAAAGTTACGGTTATAGCCCTTTAAGCCACCTGCCAATTCACGCCCATGTTTTTTCATGAAACGTTTTAAGTCTCTTGAATCCCATGCTTGAATGTTGATTGGCTGCGGTGCACCGACATCTGCATAAGCCATATCAGGATTTTGACCTCCACCCGCCATTGATCTACCCAATGCACGAATTGTATTGGCATGCTGTTTTGGTAAAACCATTTCCTCTTCATGCAGTTGTGTAACAGGATTGACGCCAGATGGAATGTCATAACCACCACGGGCAGATTTGATTTTGCCTGCAAGACCAGCCACCAAACCAAATGCAGCCGCGCCAGCACCAACAGCGAGAATAGGACCGACATAAGGAATAGCTACCATGGCTTTAAATGCACCCGCCATCGCTTCCCATGCTGACATCATAATTCCCTTAATTGCTTCAGCCGCTTTTAATCCTAAACGAGCGATGCCACCTGCAGCAGTAACACTTGTCCTGGTGGCCTCCCCTGCGATTGTTGCCCCTGTTTGTGCAGCCTGGCCAGATGATTCGGCGGCAGTTTCCGCACCAACAAAACCAAGTTTACGAGCTAATTTAATCGCTTGGATTCTTAGCCACCCTTGAAGCTCCTTAGTAGCTGACTGCAATGCAAATGTACCCATGTCAATCAGTACAGCTTTAGTTGCATTACTCCATGTGAGAGTCCCATTCATCAGAGACTGAATGCCCTTATCCCAAAGGTTAGAAATTCGAGATGTGAAACCACCAAACTTAGCTTCAAAGTCTTTCATTTCCGCATCACTAATTAAGCCATTAGACTTAGTGTCAGCAACATTCTGATCTGTGGCTAAATCAGAAATATTGTTAAGAATCTGATTTTGATTACCTTGCTTTCCAGACTTTCCACTCATCTGGTTTTCAAGCTCAAGACGCTCCTCTAAACCACGCCGTTTTAATTCACGTAACTGATCTTCGAGTTCTTTTTCCAATTTATACTTTTGAACATTGGAAATTTTCTTGGCATCAAAGGCAGCCTGAATCTCCGCTTTGTTAATTTCAAAAATACGCCGGGCTGCGAGTTGCTCATTCTCTATCCTTTGTTCTTGGAGTTTTTTTACCTCCTCAAACTCCTTGACACGCAAAGCTTTGGTTTTATCACTGGCCTCTTTTTCAGCAACAATTCTAAATTTAGCCTTTTCAGCTTCAGCTACTTTTGATTTCTCAATTTCGCCTAGGGCTTTTTGTAGATCCAGCGCAATCTTTTCTTCTTCAGTTGCATACTTATATCGAATGTCAGCAAGGGCCTTAGCTGCCTGTTCAGCTGCTCTCTGTTTAGCCTTAGCATCGGCATCAGCTTTAGCCTTAGCTGAAGATCCACCAGATCCACCTGCATTTTTAACACCGGTACCTATGCCAAAGTTTGGGTTAAACGTTGGTGATGGTGGTGGTGCAACTTTAGGACTATTTGCAGCAGGGAAAAACATATTAGTAAGTTGATCATTGCCTTTTGTAGCTGATTGAACTGATGCGTTTTTAAATGCACTCCAAGAGTCCTGAGTGGTCATTACGCCCGTATTCCATACGGATTTAATATTCGATAAACGAGACTGCATTTGGTTGCTATAACGATCAGTGATTGAACCTATTTGAGATAAACCATTCTCCCAAGATGCTTTTGCTGCCGAAAAGTTAAAGCTAAGTACGTTACTAACGACATTTCCAAATGACTGGAACTTAGCAGACAATACATCTAGCCCATACTGAATGGTTTCACTAAACCCTGCAAAACCATTTATTACTGTACCAAAGGCTATATTGATTGCCTGACATACTGTGGATACAACCGCTCTAATAGCGGCAAATGCAATCTCAATACTGACTCTTAAGCCCACAGCCACGGCAGCAAATCCCTTCATTGCCCCTGAAACTAAGTCCATAAAGCTGATTTGTGAAATTGCTCCGTCACCGATATCTGCTGTTAAATCGTTCCAAATATCAGAAATCAATGTAAATACGGATTGCACAATACCAAGCAGGTTTTCAAATATTGTAATAATTGCCGTTACAGATCCATCAATTCCATTTTTGGACCTCGCAGCAAAATCAAGAAACTTGTTAGCTAGATCAGTCAATATTGGTGCTGCCTGGGCAGCCATGTTATTCAAGACGCCTTGCATAGTTGCCTGAATAATGCCAAGTGCAGAACTAAACTCTTTTGTGGCACGAATGGCCTGCTCATCCATCACCAAGCCTAGATCATGCGCTTGCTGTGAGAAGTCCTTTAATTTATCTGAATTATTTTCTAGTAGTGGTGCTAGCAAAGTCGCATCATCAGCCAAAGACTCCATATAAAATGTCATTTCAGCTTGCGATACATTCGCCTTTTGAAGCGTCTGGTAATATTTTTCTAGGATTTGTGGACCAGATAAGCCTTGAAACTCTTTGGAAGTAACACCAACCTTTGGTGCAATTTTCTCAAAGAAATCGGCCATCTCCCCGCCGCCCGTCTGCATGAAGTCACCAAACTTATCATTCACATCCTTCATGACATCTGAAAGCTTATCTTGCTCAACTGAAACTTTCTTAGCAGCAAATGCCCATTCTTGAAATTCTGTTGTAGTTGCATTCGCCAAACGAGCTTGGTTTTCCAACTCTTTTGAGGCTTCACCAACTTGATTGGTTAAATTTGCCAACCCAATCATTGCAGTTCCTACAGCTGCGGTGATACCTAGCCCCACCATAGCAAAACTACGGGTAAAGCTTGCTGAGATGGATGTTCCGACCTCTTCAAACCTTGTGGTGACAAGTTGAGAAATTGAATCAATGCTACTTCTAAAGCTTGAAAAATCAGGAATAAAATCAATATTTCGTCCTGTATCCTCAATATTGTCCGCAGCATTATCAACGATTTGCTCAGCATCATTCATGCCTTGTTCGAGTTCAGTTGTTCTGGCGCCAACACGCACCTCAACACGATTGTCTGCCATATACATTTCCTCAGGCCTAAAAAAACCTGTCATATGACAGGCATAAAAAAACCGACATGAATGTCGGCTTAATAAAATTTAGTTAATAAGGTATTATTTAATACCTTTAAAAATTTAATCCCAATCTAATCCAGTACTATCAAAGCTAAATTGTCTATCACCAGTTTGAAAAAATGGTAACTCAACAATTAAATTTTCCCCTTTTTTTAATTTTTGAATAAAACTTTTAATTTGCTCTTCATTAGACATATATAGAATTTTAGAATTTTGATCATCACTCATTTTTAAATTAATTTTCTCAATAGAACCATTCCCAAATTTAATGGATCCAGTACAACCATCCATAGAGGCGCAAAAAAACTGACCTTTGTCAATTAAGAATCCCACACCATCAGAGTTGGGTGTTTGCGAATTTTTTCTTAAAGCAATTGTTAACTTTGAACCACCGTTGTAAGGAAATTCAAATTCAACTGTATTATTTGATTCTAATCCTGCAAATTTAAGAGAAATATTTCGCATTTCATCTTTGGATTCCTCATACCTCCAACTTGTTAAAGGTTTTTGATCAGAATTATTTCCTTTCTTTGCTAAATCGTCATTTGATGCTTCTACTTGATTTGTATCTGCTGATTTTTCTTCAATATGTTTGCTACATCCAGCTAGACCAAGAATTAAAAACCCAATAAATAATAATTTTTTCATACTAATGACCAGTTGTTTAATATTGGACTTAATTTATCAAACCAAAATATCTTTGTCACATTTATATAGCTAGGGCGATATTAACCGCCCTGGGGGAAATTATTTAATACCTCCATCAGATCATCTTCATCATCTGTGATATCTGACATAGGGTCACTATCTTCAATCCCCATAAATGCTTCTAAAATACGGCAAAGCCTTTGAACACCAATATTTGTGGGAGGATATTCTCGTTGATACGCATTTAGTGCTTTAAGCCGGATTAAATCCATTTCATTTCTGACATAATCATAATCACGCCCTAATGTAAGCACCAAATGGGTATACAACTCCTCCCAATCTATTCCCCCTGCTGGTCCTCTTTAACCTCTTTGCTTTGCAAACCAGATACCGACATTACAGCACCCATTACATCTTCTAATTGGTCCATATAAATGAGATCTGCAACATCATCACGGGTGATGTCGGGGTAATTGCGTTTCAGTGATTTATGCGCAACATCGATCACCAAACCAACATCAGAGGGCTGAAAACCTTGCAATGCAGGTAAAAGCTTTTCAATTGCACCCAAAGATAACGGTGCAAACATTAATGGTTTGCCGTCGATGGTAATCTCTTGGCCACGAGGGTTATCAACTTGTTTAAATTGCATCTGCTCTTACTCCGACAATGTTGCTTTAAATACGCGGCCTAGATCATCGGCCATGGGTTGAAATTCAAACTCAGGGATATCGTAATCATCCTGCTTTGAACTAAAACCAAGCTTATTACTGACATTACGGAAGAACTCCATACCCATGAACTTGCCTTTGTAGTCTCGTTGCAAGTTCACGGCAAACTCTGGCGTATATCCCATATCCAAGTTAGATACTGTGATCTGCTTGGCACCTGCCACCGTTGCCGAGTATTTAAAGCTGATAAATACCGTTTTGCCCACGTCTGCAGTAGCAAATGTATAAGCGCCTGTTGCAGCATCAACACTGTATTGCCCTGTGGTTGGTGCACTTGCTACGCGCTTCATTGGTACCGCTTTTGAATCTGTAACACCTAGATCCTTAACGTAAGTACCGGCATTTGGCACCACTGGAGTAACCAAGCCACCTGCAGGGATAATTTCGCCGTTAATGGTTTGCGCAATAGTCTCTATACCACCCTCAGCAATTACACCACCAAAGAAAATCGAATTAAGTAATGCGCCATTGATACGGCCAAAACTTGCCTTACACTTAATTGAACCCTTACCACGTGCTGCATCTACAGCAAATTGGCCACGGCCAAAGAGTTCCTTTAAGTCATAACTGATATCGACTGATACCGATTGCAGAACCCCTACCTCAACAGGCGTAGGATTACTGATCGGCTGACCATAAACATCCTGAATAGGTGTGGCAAAGATCTTGCCAGCACCAAATAAATACTGAGCCATTATTTTGACCTCTCAAAAATGACAAAACCGCCAAACGGCGGTCATTGAATGAATTGTGTTTAATTGGTTGTGAGGATCCGGACAGGAATAATTGCAATTGCCTGGTCATCTAGCATATTCTCAACCGCTTCATATACTTCAATTGTTCCGTCAATCCAGCAGTGCTCAACCAATCCCCCTAAAGTCTGGTATTCACACATTTCAGGGAAATCCGGTTTAATTGCAGCACGCACACGATCGACAAAAACATTTAATTGCGCTGATGGTGGTTTTTCCTTATCCGCTTCATGGATATAAAGATATAACTCAGCAGCAAGTTCTATTTTGGCATTTAAGCCCTTTACTGGTCCTTCTTGTTGGTTGCCCTGGGTAATAAACAATGCAGGGCGTTCAATTTGCTGCACGTTATTAAAATGACGTAAACGGCGGCTGACTGTCACCACCCCATCAACATGAGTGCTCAGTCGATCAAACAGCGCTTGATATATTGCTTCACTATCCACCTGCTATACCCCTTTGAATTGCGGCATCAATATTACGTGGCGCAATCCGACCAATCATGTCCAGTGAGTCACGCATAAAACGCAACTCTCTGAATCTGACATTCCTAGAATGCGCTCGGACGCTGATCTGTGTTGGTGATATCGGTTGACCAAAAGCTTGTTTAATCATTCTCAAGTGAGCTTTAACGCCTACGGAACCATTTAAACCAAACTCATGCACAAATGCATAAGGAACCAATGCACCGCCTGCACCAACTGTACCCTCAATCCAGTCTTTATCCTCATCCACTTTGGATGAAACAGATCCACGCAAGCGACCAGATTGGACCTTTAGCCTCTGGCCACTCAACATATCTTCCTGAATGGTTCGCTGCAGTCTTAAAGTAAGAGCGTTAATCGTGCGTCTTATTTCAAATCTAATGCGATCATTCATATTGTCAAAATTGACATGGACATCAACACGAGTATCGCTCATAGCTTTTACTCTTTAGCTGCAGCAGTGGTTTTTTTGGTTTCTACTACTTCAACATAACGCTCAAAACCTAAAGGCTTAAGAAACTGGATAATGTCATCCTGTGATTCAACAACGCCGTTATTAACTTCCAGATCTTGGCCAGCAATTGCTAAGGTAGTTGCTTTATATCCTGGCGGTGCTTGATATTTAAAACGCATATATTTTCTCCTACACAACAAAAGCACCAACACCCAAACGATTAGGGTTTGTGCCTTTATCATCAATTGGAATTGAATTTTTTAAGGCAAGGTAACGCTGGCCATAAATGCTCTGATCAAAGAAGGTTTCTTTTTGCGATCGGGAATAACTCACACTCTGGCCAGCAATGGTCATGCTGGATGCATTTGAAAACGCGCTACCGCCCTTACTGTTTGTTTCAACTTTAAGAATATGTGCTGCATACAGACTTACAGCACGTTCCTTTAATGCGCCAAATTCAAGCTGTGATACGACCAACTCGGCCTCGTCTAACGCATCCTGAATGACAGGATCCGATAGATTGGCTAACGCCGTATCATGGGCAAACTTTTGGCGAAACGTTTGTACGTCCATAACACACCTTATTCCTTGGCTTGAGCCAATTTAGCTTGCAGTTGTTCTAGTGTTTCATCATCACTAAACGTCACATCAAGCTCTTTTAATTCAGCTTTGGCAGCATCTAAGGTGGCTTTCTGCGCATCATCCGCAGCCTTAGCAGCATTTGTGGCTGTATCATTTTGCTTGCCCTTACCACCAGTGCTACGTCCACCCGTTCTACCAGGTGATTTAGGTTCGCCCGGTTCATCAATTTCTTGAACATCAATTTCACCCGATTCAATCAAATGCTGTGCGAATTTGTTGTCTTGAAGCTTCTTATGGATATCAGCATCAATTGATGTTGGAACGCCTGCAGGTAAAACAGCAAGGCCAGAAAAAACAAAAGCGGCCTGAGAGCCGCTATAGGTATATGAATATTTCATGTGGTTTTAATCCTTATACATGGTCCAAGTAACGAAGAGAATCAACACGCTTCAACCAAACGCCTTGATATTTGTAGTGACCAGGAACTAAAACATCCAAGCCTTTAGGTTGTGCCGTTAAAAATTCAACACTGTTCCCCTTAAATTGGATGCACGATGGATCACGGCGATAGATAATCGAACGATCAGCACCCGCTGTGCCTTTATCATTACCCCGTCCAGAACCACGAATCGTCAATGGCTTACCCTGAGTCGCAAAAATATTTTTTTCACTTACCCAATCTAAAAATGTTTTACCACCTGAGTCTGCAACAACTCGTGTTGATAAATTTAGGTACTGATTTGACGCCATAAGATAGGTATCTGGCTGAATCGATGCATCACCATCGAAAAGCTCAGATACTTCTGATAATGAATTGTTGAAATCAGCTAAAACTTGCTCAATGGTTGCAGTAGCCCAGTTGTACTGCGCTGCAACTACAGTTACACCAGTCTGATTCAAAAAGCCATTTACCTGAGTTAAGACACCACTTGCATTGGCTTTGGTATAACCATACCAAGCTACATTTGACATATGCTTTTCAGCCGCCAAATTTGCCGCTTGGACTTTATCAGCTTCTAGTGTGAGATTCATTGCTTGAGCCGTAGCCAATTCAACAACCGAATACTGATATCCAATTGTTCCAATTTTTACTGGCAGATTAACGGTGTCGTATTCCACCTCTGCAAGTGGGATATCATCACCAGTACCAGAATAATCTTTACCGATACCGACACCTTTTTTACGCGATAGGATCTCACCGCCGCCGTATACAGCTTGTACGTTTGTAACAGGGATGTACTTAGCGTAATCCAACACCTGTTCGAGCTGTGGAGTAATGTCGTTTTGCTCTTCAAGCTTAATAAATAGCTGCGCAAGTGCATCCAAATTGAATGCATCACCGATCTGAGCTTGAACTGCATATGAAATAGGCGTTAAACGAGCCTTCATTTTTACTAATTTGCTCATGTTTTATTATGCTCCACGAAGATTGATAAGGGCTAAACCATCTGCCCCTGTTAGAGTTTCCCAAACTGCACCAGGTAATGCGGTACCATCAGTGGCCACACTTGATAATGATCCCAACGGCGCACTTTCAGTACCATTCGCTGTCTTTACATATACAGCTGCTGTTATGTCGGTGACAGGTGCTGTTGGCTTTACCCAAATTGCACCAGAAAACATGACTGGTAGCATGTCGCCGGCTTTGTAAGCTTCTTTGCCTGCTGTATCTTTGCCAGTCTTGCCAACACCATGACGAACTACTACGCCGAAACGTGTTGGCGTTGCAGCTGAAACAGCTTTAACAGATTTTCCATCTGTTGTACGAACGACAACAACGCCGTCATTGACTAAAGTCAAACCTGATAACGGTAGAGATAAGACAGACTCATACGCCGTTAAGCGTCCTCGCTGCCCTACAACTGCATTTAATTGTTGAACCATGATTAAATATCCCCTTTTAGATTTTCTTGTAAGCGTCAGCTTTACTGTAGCCAGGTTGATCGTTATTACCTGATGGTTTACCGTCACCAGCATTAATATGTTGTTGATGGTTGAGGGCATCACCCACGGGATTGGTTGGTACCGTACCTTTTACTGCAGACAGCGCACGGAAAGCAGTATCAATCTGTTCAGGCTTGGCATCACCCACTGAAACAGATCCTAATAATGCACCCACCAAAGCATCACCAGCTTTAGCTGCAATCACATCGCGCTTGATCTGCTCACAACTGCAACCATCAGTTTTGATTGATGGAACCAACGCTTTGGCATCGGCAACTACGGCGGCGCGTTCAGTTGCAGCCTGTTCCAACTTCTCAGGTGTAATCTGGTTTTTTTCTAAATCCCCAACTTTTTGCTCAAGCGTGGCTTTATCGGTATGGAGTTTATCTACAACCGCTTGAACGGCCGTTAATTCATCCCCAATCGAAAATTGTTGATCACCTACTTTCAATTTTGCAGCTTTCATATTCTTCAGCTGCTCTTCTTGAATCTTTAATGCATCTGCCAGGGCTTTATTATCGCCAATGTCAAAACGCATGCCGTTTACCGATACTTCCATTGTTTTATCCTCGTTTGGATGATTGTGATTTTGGTCACCGATACGGCAATCACCACCGCAGCGACCGTATTTAACTAGTGCTACATGATTGCCTAAAAAGTTAATAAATTTGGCCTGATATGGTGTTCCATCAGGCGCCGTTCCTTGCTCAATAACAAGAATGGCTGCGTACCCAAGTGACATCTCGATACGCTCATTACTTTGAATAAGATCGATGCTGATCTTGTCTTTAATGAGTAAATCCCCAACCAGGTAATCACCCTCTTGGCGCACGTTCTCACAGTAGCCAATGTGGTAATCCTTCCAGTTGGATGCGTTAATCTCATTCTTGGGTGGGTGGTAGTCAGTAGCATCAACACCATTAAAGCTTTGGACCGCTTCAGGTTTAAATAGTTCGTCTGCAGGCGTGTAGACATTAATCGTCTGATCAGGGGTGAACCCTTCCAGATTGGAAAATTCATATGCCTGGTACTGGCGTACCTGAGGTGCTTTTGCCAAGCGTACAGTCACACATTTCAAATACCCTTCTTTGGTAAATGAACGTGATGATTCGCTTGGCGCAAAGTCACCAACTTTGAGTTGATAAATTATTTTCATAAATTGCGCCCATAAAAAAACCCACCAAAAGGTGGGTTATCTACTTCATAATTAATTACTTTGTCTTAATTGGTTTGTCATTAGATTTAACAACAAGCTCTGAATTCGGAGGTGGTACATATTCAGGTGGTTTGTTCTCACTCATCTATATTTCCTTAAAATTTGACTGTAGAAAATAATACATTACCAATAAAAAATGAACTAAGAAATATCAAAAGCAATAAACCTGAACATTTGATTTCAGAAAAAGCTCTCTTCAAAAATTCTGTCTTTTTCTCTATTGCACCCTTATAGCTATCTATCAAATTGACGTATTCAATGGACATTGAATAATAGAAGGTACTTAGCTTAACAGAATCGAAATAATCAATACCTTTTTGTGAATATGGAAAGCTTTTAACGCTTACAGGTTTTAAAACCATAAATATAAATCGCCATGAAGCTGAAATGCTTAAAACCAATAAACATAAAATAGAAACTTGAATTGAAGACAAAACGTTAAGCTGAAAATTGTTAATGACTTCTTTGAACAACACTAATAATATTCCCGATAAAACTGATAGTGATGTCAAATATTTAGCAGCTTTATCCTCGACCTTGTAATATTCATTCCTTAAGGCATCATATTCACTTTTATAAAAATCAAATAAAACTTTATATCTCTCTGTTTCAGCCTTTAACTCTTCTTTTTCAAACACACCATTATCAGTCACGTTCTTACCAAATAATTAACGTAATCCAAAAAGTATAAACTATTCGATCAGAATATCCTCATAATTTGGCAACGCCGTACAACGGCACCGAATAGGTTCTCCAGGATGGCCACCAGTTGGAGGATTATCCCATCTAAATGTCTTGCCCTGCTTATGCTGATGGTCTAAACGCACTCGTTCATCCTTAGCAGTTTGCCAGGTGTAAGTTTCAACCCCCATGGATAACTGACGAGCCTTGTTGATCTGGCCATTAATCTTACCCATCTGATCTGCTGCAATTAAACGTGCACGGGAATCAGTCGTTTGACCGAGCTTGGCAATTTCCTTTGCTAACTCTTCATTTGTCTGGCCTGTCTGCAATGCATTATGGACCAGTGCCTCAACTTTATCCGAGTATTGCTGTGGTATCGATTTGATTAAAGCGACATTGGCCTCAATATTGGTATCAACCACATCCTGAATATCAGCAGCACGATAAAACGGCGTTAGGTCCACCCCAATAATAGACTTGGTATGTTCAGCAATTTGCTTATCCACTTCTTTGCTTGTGTCACCAACAACTTTCTGAGCAATTGGCCTAGCAATTTCGATTACATACTTAGTAAGCTTTCCTTTAAACGCAGCAATCATGTCAGAAAACCAAGCATCACCGATATTCTGGCCAACTGTTGGGATAACTAATTCCTTAGTCTGATCTTGACAATATTTAGAAATGGCCAGTAATTGCCGTATATAGTAAAACTCAATACGGCGATTTACTTTTACTGGTCTTAATTTTGTTGCCTTACGCCCCTTTTTACGTTTCTTACTTTCCTGCAGGTGGGGTTTCAGAATCTTGATTATTGTCGTCATCTGGCGTCACCATTAATTCAAGTTGCTTGATATGGGCTTCATCAATCACAGAGTAAACCTCGTCAATTAAAAGCTGACGTGCAATCTGTGGCTCAGTAATAACACCCATATCGAGATATTTAGCATCCCGCTCAGCATTGGCCTTTTCCACTTCGGATCGGACTTTAGCGTCTAGTTGCCATAATGGGTTAAAAACAACCCCAAGCTCTGGTATCAATCGTCCAAAAGTGGTCTGGCAGATCACATCTAAAAGCTGCAACATGAAGGGCTTAAGCATCCATGTTTGCTTTGTGGCTATGCTGTCGTAATAGTTGCGGGTGTCATGTTCACCAGTGGCATTCATGCCAGCAGGTGATTGGCCAAACAAAATCGTATAAGGGATATCAGCTGCACCAGACGCTTGAATAGAGAACTCACGCATCATGTCTGGCAGACCCGCAAAGTTATAGGTCTTAGAGTCGTATTCTTCTTCCTTATCTAAAACGATCATACCGTTAAGGCTCTTTAACAGGCCTACACTCAAGAATCGTTCAGCTACTGCCTTCATATCGTCCCTGATTTTGTCCACTAATCCTGGTGTACTGATCACATCGATTTTTGATTCATGGACCAGACTGGCTGAACCCTTTTTAACTGCAGCATGATCAAGCAAATCTTCGTAGACTTCTTGCAAAATACTTTGCGGCTCTTCATTAACCACATCAGCATGGCAAAGCTTAATCAAACGCGTGTAGTGAATCCTCTGCTCAACTGCTCCATCGAGTTTAAGTTTATAAAACTCAGGTTGTTTTAGCTGGCCACCACATTTGCTTGGAGGTAAATATTTAGTGGTATCGGCTTTAAGATACTTTTTCTTAAGTACAGTAAAGAACTCTAAACGGCCTATTCCCAATTTGTTTAAATCAAAAGGCTGATCTAGGTTGCCTCCATCGACGGTACCTAACAGGATATATGCAACGCCGTACAAGCGAGATAACACCAAACTAGACAACAGGACATTGTCAAAATTAAAACGCTTACAGGCCTCCTCAAGCTTTGCCAAGTCTTTATCCTGAATCCCTTCATAAAACCAACCTGCTCTCAACATGTCACTAGCAGGACGGTTTACAATCCGCTTGGCTAACCAATGTTGATAAACCGCTTCAAGTTGATCATCTGGAATAACTTTGTTTACGAAATGTCCATGTGATGCCTTATCACGCTCTGTACCAATATTGGAAACAAAATTCGTATATGCCCCAGCATCGCCAATAGCATCGGGCTTTTTAGTCTCAGACATATATTTTCCTAATCAAATACTGTGGACGCATGAGCGGTAGGCGCAAAAGTCATTACAACTGCATCTGCAACGTTAGGACTTTCTACACCGCGTTTCTTTAAATCCTTTTTACTCTCTACCTTTACACGTCCATCATCTGCAAATTGTCGCCTTGGCGCTGATAGCTCATCCATTAATTGCTCAAGGTGTGAGCATTCGCTTGAGATACTGATTAATTTATCAATAGGATACTTATGACCTTTCTTAATGGCGTTATAGGTATTTCTAAACCGATCTGCCAATAACCACCAGGACTGTGCTTTCAGGTTGTAGAACATGTCTTTATTTTTAACCTGAGTCCCGTCATAAACGCCTTCCGGATTGTGTACTGCATCAGCCGCATTAAACTTTAGATATTTAATGTGTAAATTCCTTTGAGCGTTTAATTCTTTAAACTTAGATCCTGATGTGGCCCCCACACCAATTGAGTCATAAATTATTCTAGCTTGATGCTTTTCTGCTAACGTATAAGTACGGGTGCAACTTGTTAAGAGCTCATCTTCAAGCCCTTTCCATTCATCTACATCATGCAAGATAGATCCATGACTTAATGCATTAGCACATTTATCATCGCCATCATCAGCAACGTCAAAACCTACTCTCTTGGTACCTAGGCCTTCAAAACCTAATTCTAGATGAGCATCAATACTAGCCAAGATCCAACTACGTTTGATAATGACTGAATCATCATCCTCTTTTGCATAACCTAAATAGATATGGTTGTAGTTATCCTCATCCTCCTCTTTTGCTGCAGCAGCAATAGCAAGAGCTGTTTGAGAAAGGAACGGATTATCTGGATAGTTAATTTTACGGACCACTGTATTAGGCGGCGGATTGGTCACGAAACGGCGATATACAAAATCAGTGGTCAACTTTGGATTAAATACAATCCAAAACTGTGAATGCTCCTTACGGATAGTCGGCTCTAAAATTTCCCACTGCTCCTTTGATATATTGTGCGCCTCTTCCAGCCAACATATATCAACACCCTCTAATGATTTAATCTCATCAATGTTGCGCCATAGACCGTAAAACAAAAACTCAGCGCCAGTGTGAATATTCTCAATTTTGTTATTCAATATTCTGAATCGATCTTTAAGACCAAATCGCTCAATCTGAACCTTAAGAAGTGAATAAACAGACTCCTCTATTTTGTTCTGAAATTGACGAGCACATAGGACGCGCAATTTATAATTATCTGCAAGAAATATTGAGAATCCAGCAGCATCCCATGACTTTGATGAAAACCGCCCGCCGTATAAGACTTTATTACGCGCTGGCTCCAACCAGAAATCCTCAAGAACTGGATTCAGAGTCGGTAGATTTTCTTCCATAGAAATGTCCTAAACCTGATGGATATGAAATTTCATTTTTAATTGAATTTTCAATTTTGTTCGTGAATTGGCCTCCGCTATCCTTTGCAGCTTGCTCCATGATCTTTAATGCCATCGGGATATTTTTTACCTTATTTAGCAACTTGTCATATTGCCTCATGCGGTAATGCTTACTTGCAATTGGTATATCTATAAGCCCATCGTCAAACTTTTTACGTGTTTCATTAAAAAGTTGAACATACTTTTCACTTAAATTCTTTCCAGAATATTTTGTTGGATCATATGCCTGGCATTGGCTACGACTAATTTCGATATCAAATTCTTGTTTGACGTGATCAACTACTTGCTGAGGTGTATCACGGCACGCAAGAGCTTGAACAATAAATATTTTTACTGGCTCTTTTAATGCTGCCATGTGCTCAACCTCGTACAACTAGGTACAACAAAATAGGCAAAAAAAATGAACCTAATGGCTCAATTAATAAGACAAGTCCCACAGCACTTGGAAATATTTACATCTGATACAAACGGCGCTTGCTTTGCGACTTCTACTAGTCGCTTAACATTCTCGCTTGCTCCCCATCGTTTGACCACACCGACAAACTCCTCAACATCGTGGCCAGCCAAATAATGCTTTGGTAACCCTGTCATGTCACTGTAGAGAGGCTCGCCATCCTCATCACGTTCCACGCCGATGTGATATAGCTCATGTTCAATCAAAGCACAAAAATCTCTATCGCTGGATTGCTCGCAAAAACTGGCATCGATAGTGATCAAATAAGATGGTACATAACCGAACCAGTCTCGCATCTGTTGCTCTTGTCGTGCTTTTCGCCATCCACCAACGTTAAACATGACTTTCTCACATTGGCCAGACACCATTTGTTTTTTTACAGTACATGCCTGTGATGCCCATGCAAATGCTAAAAATCCCTCACAATCATGTAATAACTCAGCGATATGATCATGATCAGGATTGTGCAATGGTCCACCTATAGTAAGAAAATTATCAATTACCCACTGCATAAGATCTGGTGCAGGTGCAAGGCGTATTGCTTCCTCACTATCAGCTTGATCGATCAAGTCAGTCGGTGGAAATGGTCTTATTTGGCTCATTAAATGTATGCCTCTTTAAATTTTTAAGCCATTGCTGTGCAAAGCTAGCTTGTATCTGTAATGGCCCCGCTTCATTAATTTTAAATCTTGCGGCTGACTCTAACCGTACGATAGTAAATCCCATTTCATATGCGGTGTATTCACGATCAGCATCATGTGAAAACTGTTTTCTTTTCCGACCTGCAGACCAAGGTCCACCCGCTATTTCAACTAGGATTCGAAACTCAATTAAATGGAAATCAAAGCGCCAATGTTTGGTTGATTTAAACTGGAACAATGTTTCATATTTAATTTCCAAAATCTGTAAGGCTCGCTCCATATCCTCAAAAGCTTCTAAGTATTTTTCATTCGCTTTCGGCAATGGCTTGAAACGTGGCTTTGTTTTATGCTCTCGTTTCCTTGTAAGTTGAAAATATTGATTGGCTTCCATTCAAATACCCTCACATCACGGCGACCTTTAAGCCAGGATAATTTTTTAATGGCCAAAAAAAATCGCTCATCTAGTTGAGCGATCTGTTCGGCTGTTAGGCCCTTGGTTGTACAACTACCTACATGCTTTAATTCTTGCTCGGTTTCCCGAATCTCTTTATCAATATTTCGATCCATGGTTTCTCCAAACAGGAAAAATAAAAAGCCCCGCAGTAACTAGTATGTTAGCGGGGCTTTCATGTGCCGAAATACGCTCGGCTAGTTGACTCGCATTGCGCTACTGCGAGTGAGGGTTGAAAGGGTGGGCAATTTATTCAATATGCTCTTGCCCAAGGTGCATAAGGCCCCGTAGAAAATAAACCCTTCTACGGAGTTCGCTAGGTTATACCAGACATAAAAAAAGCCCGCATATGCGAGCTTTGGAAACCTTTGAGGGCATCTAATTAATAAAACGCCCATTTTAGAAATACTTATACTGAACTGTATACCTTGCTGTCAAGCAAATGATGCAACTTGATTTGAATCGTTAAACTCAAAATGAAATGACTTAGCCAATTTGTCCCGGATCTGATTCTCCCACTCTGCAACTATAGACTCCCCAAGTTGCTCATATTTTTGATAACTCTTGATGTACGCAGTCTTGGTAATTGTTAGATGAGCAATGTCTATTTTTTCTTTAAGTGTATAAGGTCGCTTTCCTGTGCCCTCACATTTTTGGCAAAACTTGGTACTGGCTGGATTATTTTTGCTATCAAAAATTTCTAATTTACCTAAGCCCTGGCACGGCGGGCACATTGCTTTTACAAATAAATGGCCGCGCAAAACAACCTCTGACATAGCTTTGGCCACGTTCTCTAAAGATCCTTGTGGATTATTGGGCTTAAAGTTTTTTTTGATCATTTCCTGGTGAATGATTCTGGCCATCTTGTTGCGGACTTTAAAAAACAAAGCTGATTTGATTTCACCAGTCTTAAACTCCACTTTCCCTGGCTTATCTTCTATACGGCGTTCAACTTGATAGTTAAAGTCATATTTACTGATAAATAACTCGGTCTGTTCCTCTGCGGGTGTGATGATAGCAATCCTCTCAAAATCAACGCGCTCAAGGAGAAGTTCTGCCCACAACTTTGCACCTGGTGATAACAAGGTCATTTCACCAAGTACAACGCTTTTAGTAATTTTTCCTTTACCCTCACTTTGAGCAATAGCAAGACGCAACAACTCCAAAAAATCAAACTTTTCAACTAACATACATTGCGCTCCTACTGCTTAAAAAACTTACATGTGAATTGAGTTCCATTAACCCAATACACCTCTTGACCTTTACAAACTTGAACCGTGTTCCATGTATTTACCGCCACAACAACGATGGCGAATATGATGAATGCAATAATTAACAACCAATCATTATTTTTCTGTCTCATTTCAACCGTCCGAAAATTAACATTGCTGCATCGCGGCTGTGCTCGCTTGTTATGCCTACCCAGCCAGTTATTTTTTTAAAATATGCATCTTTGGTTTTTGTCATGTTTGCTGCTGGATGTACCAAATCAAATTTAATACCCTGCTCTTTACAGAATTGCTCCCAAATACTGCAGTCACGATTAACAGATCCTACGCCCTCACGTACACCAGCCCCCGACTTAGCTTGTCGCGCATCTGCAGATCCGAACCAAGTGCGCAAACGTGCATCCTCAATACGAACAACTAAATCAGGATCTTGACCATGAAGCTCTTTGACCGCTTCCATCGCCTTTGTAATCGTCAATGTCTCAACTCGATTCAAAACACCTTTGGTGGCCACAGCAAAACCTGTCTTAACGCCGCAATCGATACCGACTCGAATCATGCTTTATCTCCCATCACATAAACGTATTGTTCTAAATGCTTGGACCAGTAAACGGTTTTACCTTGCTTGCTTAATTTGCGTTTACGTCTACGAGAAATCGGGCGTTCTTTGGCCCATGAGTGATAAACGCGCTGACCATTTATGGTGCCAAAACCGCAAAACAGGCATGCAACGTCATAACCGTGTTGGCATTTTTCTTGGGTTTGTATTGTGTTCACTGGCTTTTCTCCTCTGGACGTTGCTCAAGAGAATCTTTCCAGTCTCCACGATAATGATTTAAATAATTGCTTCTGCGATCGATATTGAAAAAGGCTGAAAGATGAGACTGGTGTCTCCAAGCATCGCCCATGATTTGTGGCTTCACTAACCAACCACATGCCATGCCATCTTCATCAGTTGCCATGAATTGAACGTGCTCAGGAATTATTGACCAGTTATACTTACTCTTTGGCTGCTCCATCCATTTCTCGAAATGAAAGACAACTGGCTTTTGAATAAATTGGACTAAACCAAAACGGAGTAAGTGGCGAATTTGAGAGCAATCTCGAATTACCTGTACATCACGATAATGAGTTAATAGATCTCGCCATGATTCAAGCGACATTGATCGCTTGTTGTGGTTGCACGGCGTGCATGCAGGCATTAGATTTTCATAAACATCATTTTCAGGCTTAGTAGGCTTTCCTGTAGTTAAATCTCTGACTACTGCAATTAAATGATCTGGATGCCATTTTCCGCCCAATTCATCACCACAATAGGCACAATAACCACCAAACTTTTGCTTTAAATTTTCTCTTTGAGATTTTGATAATTTCATGGTCCATCTCCCAAATATTCAGCCATTTTTTTAACCTGGCTTAAAAGCCCTTTCCTGCGGATCAGCATGTATTGGCTATTTGCTTGTTTTGCCTCAGGTGATCTATTGCCCTGCACATATGCACTGCGCAAAATCATCATTTCTGCATAGCCCTTTGGTTTGTTGGCTACTGCGTCTGGATCTAAGAGATCGACATCAGAAACGAAACAGCAAAATGGTCTGCCATCATCCAATCGACCAAATACACGGCCATCTTCACAACGATCGACAACACCATGGCCCTTGAATCTAATACGGCGCATCCCTTTGTCTGGTACGTGTGAGAAATCAACTTTGATCTGGACCCCTTTGCGCAATTCAGCCGCTTTCACTGCAGCACGTATTTTTTCAATGTCTGCCTCGCATTGGACCAGCGTGTAGTGTTTATCAAAGAAGTAATCGCGCTCGACATACAAACAAGCATCAAACTCTTGAACGATCGCTTTCAGGTTTTGAATACCTGCAGGCGTATTTAAATTAATCATGCTGCAGCTCCTTTGGTCGGTTTAAAGCCCAACTCGAATAAATATGGGATATATGGTTTTTGTTTGACTGGATCTGATAGCAGTGTGGCCATGCGTTTTGCCGCATCCTGCCAATCTTCGCCACGACCACAAAATGAATTTTTGAACTCGGGATGAAAAACCAATTGTCTTGCGAATGTGTACAGCTGCTTGTCAGAGGCAAAATTAATTACCTCAGGTACTGTGTTTTCAGAAAGTGATTGCTGGCCATTGGAATTTTTGTTTTCAGAAAAACGTTGTGCCGGTGTTTTCATCTTCGCGTATTTGGCACGTGCTTTTAGCATCCACTCCGCGAAGAAAGTAACCATCGCCTTATCTGAGTGATTGCGGTTTTCATTGAAGCCAACGAAGTTGTTGTATTCACGGTTAAACCAATCCGCATTAAAAATCTCGTTGGTATCGATTGAGTTGTCGATCGAAAGAATTTCACTTTTCAAATTTTCAAAAATAAACCACTTATTTTTTTTATTTTGATTAGTGTGTTTTGATAGTGTGTTTTGTGTGTTAAACGCTTTAACTAGTAAAGGTAAAACGCTTTTACTAGCAGGGGTTAAACGGTTTAACTGGCTAGGTGATTCAAGGTAGTTAAACGCTTTAACTAGCAAGTTTGATTTATGCGGAAAATTTAAGCGAGGTTTTTTGCTTTTTCTGCCTCTGTTGGATTTTTTTGGAACAAGCTTCTGGTAGTTAAACGTTTTAACTAGCTGACCATTAAATAAGCTGAATGCCTGAACCAATACGCCGCTTTTACCGGGGAAATTAATCAAGGTCCCAACGTTATAATTATCGGTTAATGAAAATACATTTCCATGCTCAGATTTCTTATGTAACTTTACTAGGCCAACCTTAACCAACTCAGTGGTACATTTAACAACTGTAGGGCGACTTTTCCCTGATAGCTTCTCTAATTGAGATATAGATAGTGCATCCTCCTCCTTATTCCAGCCGCGTGTCTTACGGTTAATGATTAGATAAATCTTAACCGCGGGATCTGATATCTTATTCATTGCCTCATCAACAAACGCATTGGTTACCTGGAATGAATTCGGTGTGTATTTGCTCATGCTGCAACCTCCAGCACTGGAATACGTTTTCTGTAAGAGCGCGTATTGGAAAATTTTGAAACTAGATCCTGGTATTCAGTTAAAAGTGAATAATCGGGCTGAATACCGGTTAGATCTGGCAGGGTTCGCATACTTGCGTGTAATGCATATCCTGTGACCTGTTCAATTAGACACATCAATGCGTAGACTTGTGGGTTTTGGCTTGCACCATGGATAAGATCTGCAGCACTGGCCATAATGCAGGTAATGCAACTCAGCCGATCGTTATTCTGATACGCCCAATGCGGTTGTTGGCCATCATCTTGAATAGTCCTAAAAACCATACTCATGCTAAAGTCATGGATCGGCAAATAGTTAAACCATGCACGTCCAGCTTTCCCATTTTCGCCGGTAGGTTTGTAAACTTCTTGCTTTGCTCGGTTGTCAGATTCCTCTGCACGCAACCCCATACAATTAACAATTCGATTAAAACCATGAGCTTTGGCGTAACGGCGAACTTCTCGTTTAATCGGATCTCGTTTCAAGTCACTGGTGCACTGACGATATTTAGGCGCAGGAAAAGATGGAACCTCAGGGCGTTCCTGGAACCGCTTTAGGACCATATCAAGGAAAGACTTTTTAGCTTTGGCCACAATAAAATCAACACCAGCTGCAGCAGCTTGATCGCGGGCCAGTTCCATTGCACCTGGCCACTCCATAAAGCCCAAACTGGCATGCACAACAAGGATTTGATCCTTAGGTACAAACTCAAGTAGTTTTATCATCATGGCTTGGCTGTCTTTGCCTCCGCTATGATTAATCACAAACAAAGCGCCTTGCTGAATTTCAGATTGCGCTGATTCATGTATCATGCTTCACCGCCCTGGTCTGTCACTTGAATGAACCGGCCGAACATGATGATTTTTTCACATCGATGCAGACTAGAAATAATCATCCCAGCATCTTGATATGAAATTCGATGATCTTTACTTAATGCTTCGATTAGCTCATCACGTGTTACTGCAGCATTAGCCTCATCTCGATTAATCTTGCGTAAATTCGCCTTCCGAACATCCAAATAACTGTTTAGAGTTCTTAATGCTGGCTCATGCCAAGATTGGATTATCTGAGTTTGTTTATGCTCTGGAAGTTTAGAGGAATTCATGAGACCTCCTTTTGCGCTGCAAGTGCTTTACTCAAATGGATCTGCACATCATTGGAAATTGATTTGCATTTTGGAGAGATACGATTTTCAATAAATTCATCATCACCCATCACTAGACAGGTACTGCACTGCTCATCTTTAAAACTGGTGCACTTGTTAGCGCATGGGTGTTTTGATATATTTGTCATGTTCTTGATTCCTTCGATTAATGAACACAAAAAGCTTGATGGACCAGATCAGGCTTTTTTTGTTTGTATGGCCGATAAATATTTGCCGCATTCTTTTTTTAGGGCTTGCCTGATTGCCTGAATATTTCTTTCTATTTCTTCCAAAATTAAATCTGCATCATTCAATTCATCAGGGGTGACAACCCCGTCAGCCATAATGTTGTGGACTGATTGGTTTATCTGGCCATTTCCAATATTCATACTGAGTAATGACTCAAGCACTGACATTTGATGCTCATTCTCATTGGTTGTATTAGCCGGCACGCAAAGCAAACCAAATTTATGAGCCCAGGCTTTTATCAAAGCGGTATTTCTTGTGTACGTCATGATTGCCTCAATAGCTTTTAAGCTAGGCATATGCTGGTCCATATTAGGATTGGCATAATTCAGGACAGTTTTATGTGATACACCCAACACTTGGGCAATTTCCTTAGGTTCAATTTCGCCGGATTGGTTAATCATTGCGTTGATTGCAATTTTGGCTTCGCGACTTAAAGTTATTTCACTCATATGTGAATCCTTGTTTTTATTCACGTTTACTAAAAGTTAAATTCCTTCTACATTTGCAGCTGATTGCAATATGTGTAAGTGTGCATTTCTACCTACTTACTGATGCTTTGTTCAGGCTTTGCTTTGTCTTTTAACCAAGAAGCTGTAAAAGCTCCTTGGCTATGTTTTGCTAAGGTTTCTGCGTAATTGGTTTCGCCTGTATATTCCGTTCTAGGTAGTACTTTTCTCTTTTCCATTTTGCTCATTGCCATGTATGAACGATTTAAAAGAGAGGCTGCTTTGGTACGGCCACCAACCATATCAAAGGCATATTTAATGGGATTATCGACCTCAGAGAGATCTGTATTTTCTACTTGGATTCGACTCATGATTTAAATCCTATGGTTAATTCTCAAAAAATTAAACCATAGATTTAATTTCAATACAATCTATGGTTGCTTCAATCTCATTAAATTAACTATTAAAATTTTAAACCAATGGTTTGTTGTGATTATCGTTATGGATCTACTTGTTCAACGAATTAAAAGTGCGTTAGATCATGCTGGCCTTTCATGGTCAGGGGCTGCAGTTAAAATTGGCTATTCAGCCCAAGCTGCAACTAACTGGAAAAATGGAAAGATTGGTCGAGATACCCTAAAGAAGTTAGCAGCATTAACAGGTGTTAATTCTGGATGGCTTTTGGATGGATCTGGTGTAATGCTAGAACCAGAGAAAAGTAATGCAGAAGTTTCTGAAATGCAGGTAATAACATATAGTTATGACGATCCTGTACCGGATGGATATGTGGCAATAGATTATTATGATGATGTTTATGTAAGTGCTGGGAATGGATACTTGAATCTACAATCTCCAAGTACCAAAAAAATGCTTTTCCCTGCTGAACTTGTCCGCGAATGCAATGTTCAACCATCTTCCACCAAGGTAATCCATGTCCGAGGTGAAAGCATGTTTCCAAAATTAAAAGATGGCCAAGCCATATCAGTTGATATGTCTGCTACAACAATTTTCGACGGTGAGATATACGCATTTCAAGTTGGTGATGATACAAAAATCAAATATTTATCAAACTGGAATGAAGAAGGTAAAGGTGGTTTTAAAGCTACCTCAGCCAATCCTGATAAAAATCAATACCCAGATGAATACTATTCTCCTAAACGTATTGAAGCGGAAGGAATATTTATTATCGGTCAATATTGGTGGAAACAAGTTGTAAAGCGAATTAGAAGATAACTTAAGGAATTACTATGAATTTCAACAACTCAGAATTACCAATCAATAAATTACTTGATAAAATCAACCATTATGCATCTAACAATGAACCACTTTTATTAAGCGTAGATGAAGTTAAGTTACTCTCAGAGAGCTGTGGAGATAGTGTCTTTATTCCGATATATACAAATGAACAACTAGTTGAGTTATGCAAACGAGATAAACTACAAAAGTAAATTTAATTTTATCAAAACTGGCATTTTGCCAGTTTTTTTATTCTTAAATTATAGATTTAACAAGTTTTTAAATCTACAGTTTAAACAATAGTTGCAATCGATTTAAATCTAAGGTTTAATAAATCTCATAGACAGCAAAAAGCCCCGAAAAATCTTGGCGGACTAGACGGGGCCTTTCACTTACATGAGGTTCATTATGGAACAAAATGTTTTAAACCACAATCGCAACTATGCAATGGGCAAGAGCTTGTTAAAAAATTGCACAGTTGCAGCCCTTGGTATTGGTGCTTTGACTGGTGCGTATGCACTGGTTACCAAGCCTGTTGAAGTTACCCCTTCTTACAACTATGCAAATACGCAATCAACTTACGGCGTGTTAGCAGTTCAAATCACATCAGAAAGTACAGGCCAAGCGGTCATTAATCTTGATGGCTTCCGAGTTTATACAAGCTTTGACTTTGATTCTTTCCAGGATAGCAATGGCCAGCTTGGTGGTGACTTCACAGCAATTGATATCAAGAATCTAGCAGTTGACCAAGTATTTGATGCCAATGGCAACAATTACGGCGACTTCACAAACGCTGATGATATCCGAAACATGATCTCTATCATCACCGCCCATATCGAAAAAAACAAAATGGTTCGGGGGTGATTATGAGCATTACCAAATTCACTACCCCATTCCGCGAGTTCATTACTCGCGATGACCAGGGGCGTTACCACGTTCGTTTAGGTCCTCAAATATTCTCTTCAAACTGGAAGCTTACGGATATTCGTATCGAAAACGAGAACGGCGGCTCACCAGTTGAACCTGAGTATTTGAAATCTAAGCCATGGATTATGCGCAATCTAAAACAAGAAGTAGCTAAGCAGCGAGACCAAGAGCGTAAAGCTATGTTCGCAAAGGATTGTTTTCAGCGCACCCCATACAGCGCAAACCAAAAAATTGCATATAAAAATGCACGATCTAATTAAGGAGATCTGACATGTCAAATCAAGAAAAAATGCCAAATCTTCATATTTGGAATAGCGTTAAACAAACACCGACTAATTTCTTGAAAAAAATTGAGTTTGGCTATCTGAAAGGTAAATCTGACATCAACCCTCAGTGGCGATTAATGGCAATGACTCAAGCATTTGGTCCTGTGGGTCATGGTTGGACCTATAGGAATGTTCGATTATGGTCAGAGGTCGCAGCTGATGGCACAGTTATGGCTTTTGCAGAGGTCGCTGTAAAAACCAAAATTGATGGTGTATGGGGTGAGGAATTTTTCGGTAATGGTGGTTCAGCTATTGTTGAAATTCAAAAAGGTAAATTGGTTGCAATTGATGAAGGCTACAAAAAAGCTGTAACTGATGCTCTTGGCGTTGCTCTTAAAGCTGTAGGCGTAGCTGCTGATGTTTACCTGGGCAATTTCGATGGCAGCAAATATTTATATAACTATGACTATGCCTATCTTGAGCAAAATTCTCATACACCTGCTCAAAACAATGCCTCAAATAATGCAAAGCAAGGCAGCCAATCTAAACGCTCTATTCATCAGCTTTATCAGGATGCTTTGAAAGCAATTAGCAACACTGAAGATCCTGACGTACTGGTTAAAGCGATAAATCGATTCAAGGACACGCAATACGGGGCAGGAATTAATAATAGTTGCCGAGCTAAATCCGATCTAATGGGCTGGAACATCAATATTCCCGCTCACACCCCATCCCAACAAAATAGCCAAATGCATCACTAGGATCTGATTATGAAAACTTATATCTGGTCCTATGAGGCCACTACCTGTAACGGCGTTGGAACAATCAAAGGACGTGTAGAAGCTCCAAACGGCTATAAGGCGCAGTTGGCTGTTAAAGACAACAATCTAATGATTGAATCGGTAAAAGTTAAGTTGCTTAAAAACCAAAACCAAGCTCGCAAAGAGCGATTTGAAACTGCAGGATTTCATGCATGAACGCAATAATTTTAGATACCGAAACCCACGACATGAATGGTTATCCAATTGAGATTGCTCATGTTCCTGTAAGTTTTCTTGATAGCGGTGAATTAATTGTTGATAAAGATGCTTGTTTTGATGAGTACTTTTCAAGCCCTAAGCCAATTAGCTACGGCGCTATGGCGGTCCACCACATTCTTGAATCAGATATTGAAGGCAAGCCAGGTTATGAAACTTTTCGCTTACCTGCAGGCATTCAATACATCATTGGCCACAATGTTGATTATGACATTCAAGCCATAAAACTGGCTGACAAATCAGTTGATGCAAAAGCAATCTGTACATTGGCCCTATCTCGAATGGTTTGGCCAGATGCTGCACACAATCTTTCAGCATTAATTTACATGTTGGCAAAAGGTTCTGTTAAGTCACGCGAATCTATCCGCAATGCTCACAATGCAAAACAAGATATTTTGCTGACTGCAGTATTACTTAAACAGATCTGCAAATCACTCGGCATCAAAGATATGCAGTCTTTGTATCTATTCTCAGAACAGGCTCGCATACCTACCCGTATGCCTTATGGCAAACATAAGAACACCCTAATTAAAGATCTGCCTGCGGATTATGTGTCATGGTTACTCAGACAAGATGACTTAGATCCATATATCAAGAAAGCATTAGTAAAAGGACAATAACATGAACAATATTTTAAATGCTCAAGATGCTTTCGCGGCTCTGCAAAATGGTAAAAATCTATTATGTCGATATCTTGAATCTGATTTCCTCCCGCTTGACCAGTTCCCTGGTACCGTGTTTGGAAGTCCTGATTATCAGTTCTGCATCGATATTGAAAAGATTGAATTAGCCGGTATTTCATTTACCAAACCGTGCACTATTGAAGAACTCACCCATGGCCAAAAAATCTTTGTTGTTAATTTCTCTCAAGCAACAATTAATGAAATGGCATTTAAATCAAATGTTCCTGATGCAAACAATCTTGTTTATTGCGGCGTTGTGCAGCGAGATTTAGAAAATGCAAAGCTACAGATGAAAGCCTATCATGCATTTTTGGGTTTGGAACTGGCAATAACAATTAGTGATGTCCCCGATGCAGGAAGAAAACAACCTAAGAAACGGGAAAGCAAAAAAGTTGATGTAGATCCACAGGTTGAACACAACAAAGATCTTGTTATTGATGCGATCGCTACTTGTTTGACTGCAGAAGAAGTCGAAACCACTTGTTATGGCCTGGATAGAAACGGTTTCACTGAAGCGCAGCAAGAACAAATAACAGCCGCTAAGCTTGCCAAACTTGAACAGTTGGCACAAGAAAAGGCTGCAGCTGAAAGCGAAGATCATGAGCTATTTAACCAGGATAAATCTGAACCTGAGTTATCTGTTCTTTGTGAAGCATTTATTGGTGAAATTCAGCAAGCCAACTCATCTGCAAAATTAAACACCATTCATGGCCGTATTAATACGAGCAATGGATTGGAAGATTATGAGCATGCGGTTCTGGCCAAGCATTTAGAGGAGAAATCAGCCTCTTTAGTGGCAGATCAGACACCTGCGGATACAGCGAGTGATCAGAAAAAAACTGAACGCAAACCAATTGAGGAGGACGAGGATAAATACCAGGAAAAACTTGCCACACTAAAAAAACATGTAGATGAGGCTCAAACACCTGCGGAGGTAAACGCGGCAGTTAAATATACAAATTCATGGTCTGCTGAACAGCGCCAGCCATTAATCAAATATATGCACAAACGTTTAGAGGAACTTCAAAACGATAAAGCAACTAAACAACCATCATTAATGGTACAGATCCAAAATGCACCAGATTTAACTGCGCTGGATGCACTTGAAATCGATGTGTCAGCTATGGACCCAATAGCTCAACCAGAAATGATGCGTTATGTCCGTTCGCGAAGAGCTGAACTTGAACAAGCCGCCTCTGCAACCTCTATAGATGAGGATCTGCCATGAAATTTAATTACTCCACCCAAACCAGAATACTTTATGTATTCGGTGGAAATATGACTCACATTTTCCAAAATGTGAATGAATCAGAAATAACGGATCTGGTGGCCAACGCCAAGTTTAAAGAATCGATTTGGAGAAAATAATGAAAAATATCGCTCAAAATGGTTTTGTTCTGGTACCAGTTGAATTAAGCCAAGAAGCAGCAACAAAGCGAGCTGAAGAACAATTTATAGAGAATTTAGATTTCTTTAAAAGCATGAACCGATATTGCACTTCACAAGAACTTGAACGCCAAAAAACCCGTTGGATTGAACACCGTGCAGCGCAACTTCAAGAACAATATCGCGCACTGGTTAAAGTAGTTGGGAGAACTCCATGAATACATTAGGTGATTTAAATAAGGCTCTATTTGCCCAACTTGATCGACTTTCTAGTGCAAGTAAAGAAGATCTGGCCACAGAAGTTATTCGTGCTCAAAACATGGAAATCATTAGCGAGCAAATCATTAAAACACATGAAACTCAACTTGAAGCAGTGAAACTAGTTGCTGAATACAAAGGTTTAAGTGAAAACCAATCAGCGCCGCTGCTCGATGTTAAATACGAGGGTTAATATGCCAAGAGGTCAAGCGATTAAATACACGCCTGAGCAATTAGATTTTATCAAGTCTAATTGCAGCCTTGGGCGGAATGAACTCACAGCTAAAGTGAATTTTAAATTCAACGAGAATTTTACTGTTGATCAAATCAAATCACTTTGCACACGTAATCAGTGGAAAACTGGCAGAACCGGTTGTTTTGAAAAAGGTGATAAACCTTGGAATACGGGAACTAAAGGCCTGGTAAAACCCAACACTGGAAACTTTAGATCTGGCCAGGTTGCATGGAATAAAAAGCCAATTGGCTATGAGCGAATTTGCTCTAAAGATGGTTATGTAATTATTAAAATTGCTGAACCAAGTGAATTTGCTCACAAGCATCGTGTTGTATGGGAAAAAGCTAACGGTCCTATTCCAGATGGCCAAGTGGTAGCGTTTAAAAATATGGATAAAACCGACTGCCGCTTAGAGAACCTTATGCTTATGACCAAAGCTGAAATGGTTCGATATAGCCAAAGCTTTTACAAGTTGGCCAACTCAGAAACCAATGAAACCTGTCTACTTATGGCCAAAGTTAAATCTAAAACACACCAAGTAATTAAAGGCGGTGCGTCATGTTAAATATCAAAGTTGAGCAAGCATACTTTACAGACCATGTTAAAGCCTTAGGTGTGCTGAAAATTGATTGGACTGAAAATGGTTCAATTCAATCAATACAAAGAGATACAACCTGTATCTTTAGATTCGATCAAGTTGAAGCTTTGTGGGATACCTGGCTAAAGGCTAAAACCAGTGGGATTGTTCTTTGTGAAAATGATATTGAGAGTGCCATTGCTGTTGAAGGTACCGCTGTTAAAAAAATCCTCTCACATATTGAAATGGCCATCATTCAAAAAGCATTAATTTTCAGCAAAGGCAACCAGCGTCTTGCTGCAGATCAAATAGGCATGAGCCGAACTAAACTCGGGTACCGCGTCAGAGGGGTTAAATCTAATTCAAGTGTGAGGGCTGCAGCATGAGAACATTGAATAGTGAAGAAAAACAAGTGGAAATAGATAAATTCAACACTGCCAGTAATGATGCTTCATTTTCACCAGAAGAAATTGCTGCGGTACTAGATGTGTCACTCTCATGGTTGCAAAAAAAACGATGTGAAGGTGGCGGAATCCCCTTTTCTAAATTGCATTATCGAAAGATCATGTATAAGAAATCTGATGTGCTAGCTTATATAGATAGTCAGCGCATAGAATCAACATCACAAATGGCGGTTTAACCGCCTTTTTTATTGTAAAAAATTAGTAGGCAAAAGATAGGCAAAAAATTTAAAAAAATAGGCAAATTAGGAGAAATAGGCATATAGTAGGCAAATTATATATATTGTCATGCACTTGTATATTGTTTCAGATACTTTTATTTATTATCTTTTAAATACATAAACTTAAATTACTTTATTGTGTGTTCAAATGTTGCCTAATATCGTTTCATATTGCTTAAAAACGCTTTACCACTGAGAACTCATCGGGTTCAGGGTAACGACCATGCAGCGGCACCTCTGGAGTATCTTTTTTAAATATAATTAAAATAATAATTTAACTTCTAATTATATCTTTAATAAAGCATTTATCTCGAATGAACCTTATGCTTTTAACAGTCCCCATTAATTATTTTTATAATAATTCATCACTATCGATTAAATATTGATTTAAAAATGCTGTGAAAGAATCTGCAATTTTTACTTTTTCTGCCCCTCCCACTTGATATACAACACCATCCAAACCAAGCTGATCGAGTTGTACCACATACCCCCAACACCAGACTAGATAGTCCGAAAATACAAAACAGTTCGGATATAAATACTTATCTTTATCATAGTAGCTTGAAATACTTTCGAATAATTGAAAGTCAGCCAGCGACAAAAATGTAAAATAGTTATCATCCATATCTCGGTTAGCTATACCATTAAACTCTAAGAAGTAAGTTCTTAAAATTGGCGATAATTTGACTTGATACTTGTATTCAAAAGCCAAAATTTCCTGCCATGTTGCCGGTGTATTCAAGCTTACATTCTGTTTTTGTAATTTACTTTTAATCTTATTAATCACATCCATGATTTACTCTAATAGATATCAATCTAAATAAAGTAAATCATTTCTGCAGACTCAATGATCAATTCTTTGGATATGACTTATCACTCATCTTTCAAAGCACATTCATAATTGCTTGGATCTTGTGAGCAACGTACCTGTTTCAACAACTTCATCATATCTTTGTCGTAAAAACCTTCTTTGGTCATTTGAATCCTCGCTTCACGCATCAATCGAACATAACCAGGTTTGTCGCTTTCATTCAATTTCAACCAAAATTTATCAGGAATTTTTGCTTCAATCTTGTCGACAAATTCAAATGCAGGATTTAACTGCTTAGAAATGACTTCACGTGCAATCGATCCCATACCTGCTGGAAACTTATTACGGTGCATAATCAGCGTCCCTGTCACCTGAATCACAGGAAATTTAATAATTCCACCGACGGCCTTACCTGATTTATCCGTCATACCCTTTTGTAACTCAAGCGGCTCAAATAAAATGGCCGGTCCCGCCATGATATCAACTTCTTTATTATTAAATTTACCACCTACTGTCACCAAATCGACAGATACAGGTTGTGCACCAACATTCTGCACCAATTTTTTTTGAGTTTCATCAAATTGGAAAACGGCAACCTTCTTACCTGCAGCTTTAGCTAAGGTATTAATATTACGATCAGTCACCATGATATAGGCTGCACCTAACGGTACAATTCCAACCACTTCATAATCATTATTTGTCATCTTTTCATCAAATTTTGGATTAGCCAAAACCTGAATCACTGAACTGAGCTGCTTATAGGTTTGTAATGCACCTATCGCATCGACACTGCCCACAAACTTATTGAACTGTTTTGCGCGCAGGTTACTAATTCCAGCCCCATCACAACGTTTACTACGGAAATCTTCAGTTAATACAGCTTCATTGGTATAGACCTTGAGATTGACCACAGTCGATGCCTGTTTTTTCAATTTTGGGTAATCAAAGTCTAATTTGAATTGTAAATGTGAAGGACGTGTCACGTTCATGTTTACACCAAACTGTTTGGCTACACGGACGATACTTGGAATTTCTGTGATGTAACTGGTTGCTTGCTCAAATGCTTCACTATGCTCACCATTCGGAGAAAACACACATAAAGTGACTTGTTTAGGAATCTGTTGCCAAGTTTTGGGATCGTTTAATAATTGCTTAACTTTATTTTGTGAATGCGGAGAAAGCGTTAAATCTAGTTTCCCTTCGGGCGCAGCATAACTTGGACTTATCACCCCAAATGATGATGCCAAGATACATGACACAGCGAAAGGCCTCAAAAATGTCGTGAATTTATTATTTTGCATCGCCTGTTCCATCCTTAGCTATTTCCCAATAGTTTTATTCAAATTAAGGATAAAGCATAGAAATAGAATTGACTGCTTTTCTTTGGATGGTGTCAATTGAGTCAAAATACAAAAAAATATTGACTGTACGAGAATAAACATCCAAATCACAGAATTGCACTATAAAAATAAGCCATTGAATAATAAAATTTTATGACCATTTTTTCGACTCAGATGCTATTCTTCTCAGCTCAAATAAACGACCAAACTACATTTTCATCTTGTCGCTTTAATAGAAAATTGGTCTGATAATCATCTTCGACCACAATGTGCTGATTCGAGATCATCTTTACTTTTAGTAATGTGTCATTTTCATAAACTAAATCATTTTTGCCTTCTTTGGTGAGGACAAGTATCTGATCGAGTACAATAAGTTCTTTAGAATCCAACATTGTTTTTCCCTCTATAAAACTGCTTTAAAAAATTTGAATATTTTTATCAAGCCAAGAAGTGAAATCACTCTCGTTACTTACCCCACAAATATTCAATCTAATTATTTAAATACATGAAACTGACATCTGAAAATGTTATTTCATGGGGCGCATATTAGATCACTTTTTAAACAAAGTTAGATTAAATTGTAAGACAGTTCACAAAAATTATTATTTATGTAAAATAAAACAATAAAATTAAAAACCGCATAAAATCAATAAATTAAAACAAAAAGTAAGATTAAAAAATAGACAAATATTAATACCACTTATAGCAAAGTACTGAACACCGCTCAAATTAAGGAGAAATTTTTACCATCAGGTATTACTCGGGAATAAAAAAGGCCACCCTTAAGCAGCCATTTCTTATTGAATAAATTTACCAGCTTATATTTACACGTCGATTTGGAGCTAAGCAGCCTACAAGTTGACTATTTGCCCTATGTCCAGCACATTGCTGGTATAGATCCGTTTGGCTATTAGCTTGAATTTGAATGCGATTCGCATCAACACCTTCATTGACCAACAGCTTAGCAACGGTATTGGCACGTTGTGCTGATAATTGATGGTTATAGGCAAATTTACCTAAAGGATCTGCAAAGCCAGCAACAATTACAGGGCTATTCGCTGGCGCTTGTTTGATCCGTTGTGCAATTGCTGCCACTGAACTAGGTCCCTGTTCAATTGCATTGGCATTTGAACGATCAAATGCAAAAAATACACTTGATGAACGTAGACTATTTAAATTGGTATCTGCTGGAACTTGATTATTCGCTCCCCAAGCCATTAAACCTTCACAGGCCTCGCCTTTCCACGATAAGCGTTCTGATAATGCTTGCTTGTCAAAGTCTACACGCAACTGACAACGTAAATAATCTTGGCTATTCGGCTGACGAACATCTAATACGTAGTTCCAAGTTTTAACAAAGAACAGACCCTCACTAAATTGAGGATTTCCCAATACATGTCGGATTTGGTCTTTGGTTAAACCTGTTCCTAAACGAGCAACATTATCGTATTCATAACGTTGTACTTGTTTGAGATAACTCTTTTCAACTGTTGGAAATTTGATTTCCTCTTGTTGAACAGCAACTTCATCATCTGCTGCAAATGTCACCATTGCAAAAGAAGATGTGATCCCGATAACCAATGCTTTTATCATGTTTTTCATATTTTAACTCTCTTTATCTATTGGAGATGAGGAGAGCCTAAGGGCTCTCCTACATAATGAGTCCCTTAGTCAATTACGCCACTGATACCGATACGTACGCTTGGATCACCTTGTGATGCAGCAGCTACACCACCCGTGATTGACCAACGACCATTATCAGCAGTCTTACGTAAAGTTACGCCGACTGCATTTTCACCACCATGATAAGAAGCACCTGCTGAGTACGTATATTTGCCAGCGATATATGGTGCAGCTTCCAATGCCATCGCCGCAGCAATACCGGCATTGGCTTTTTTCTCTACGTCATCAATACGTTGATTGGTTGAGTAGAATGCTTGCTCAAGACGATTACTTACATTGTCAATTTTACTATTCAATGCTTGATCGGCTTTGTTTAAAGCATCAACCGCCCCGCCAACATTGTTGTAATCTTTGCCTCCAACATTGTAAGTTGGATTGGTGAAGCTATTGGTAATGTTGTCATAACCAGCTCCGCCGCCTAAGAATTCAACAACTTTTTTGTTTGTTGCATTCAACTGAGAGCCATTCACCGCATCTTTGGATGTCGCACTAATTGCACCATCTTTAACGCCAGTTACAACACGATCACCATCTTTACCAGCCACATTGACACTTGTACCACCAGTGTCTTTACCAACCGTAATTTCACCATTGGCAGTCTGCTGTTGAACCAGACCAGACTTACCGTTGTTAATGTTACTAATGTTGTTATTAATGTTCTGAATATCAGTTGAGTTTTGATCAACTTGCTTCTGAACATTCCACAATTGACCACCATTGACAGCATCTTTAGAACCCTGAGCAACAGTACCATCTTTCACATTGGTAATCGTGGTGCCATTGGCTCCACCACCCAATGTAACCTTGTCTTTGTTGGCATCGTCGTACTTCACTGCATTATTGGCAAGCTCATTCACAGTGTTATTCACATTGCTGATTGCACTATCCAATTGACCTTTGTTTACTGCATCAGTTGCTTTCGTACCTGCTGCAACATTGATAACTTGCTTATTGCCTGCATCAATGCCTTTAGTCGTCACACTTGGACCACCATCAATGATTAATCCAGTGTTGTTTAACACAACCGTATTATTACCAATTGTGATGCCAGCATTATTCAGAACAGTGTTTCCTGCTTTCACAGAATCAACAGTTAAGTCTTTTGCTGTTGCAACTTCATAGTTATCAGAGCCATCTGCATTTTTGCTCTTATTCACAACAATATTCTGACCATTGGTTACAGTCGTTTTCGATGTTGTTCCTACAGAGCCAATCGCTTTGTCGAGTGCCGTTAATGCATCGCCAACATTGGTTTGATTACCTTGGGCTACATTATAAGTCGGTCCTGTAATTGTACCGTCATTATTAACTTTAGCACCACCACCCAAGCTATCTACAAGCGCAGTTTGAGTCTTGACAACTTGGTTACCCACAGCTTTCAACTGAGCAACATTCACGGCATCGGCATCGGCACTACCTGCTGCAACACCCGTGATTTGACGATAAATACCACTCGCCGCATCACCCACTGCAACTGCACCAGTAGTTGAAGTTGTTTTATCAATTGCTGTCTTATCTGCACTTGTGATAGCAGATAATGCATACCCCGCAACACCCGCACCCGTTGTCGCTGCTGAACCATTACCCAACACAACTGATCCAGCTACTGTTTTGGTTACATTGTTACCAAGGACAAAAGTATCATCTGTAAGTACCTGGTTATTGTTACCCACAGAATAACTGTTTGCACCATCAACAATCGTTGGATCACCGATCGCACCAGAGTGATCACCTTTCACTTTGTTACCAGTACCAATACTGATTGATTGTAAACCTGTTGCCTCAGCACCTTGACCAATTGCAATTGACTCTTTTCCTCCAGCCTTACTGTTATGACCTAAAGCAACTGCACTGTCTGCACCAGTTGAAACAATTGCATTTACACCAATCGCAGTAGAGTTGATACCACCTGCACTTGAGTCATTGGTTGCTCCTAAATCGCCTTTAGAAGTATCCGCATTGGTATGGAAGAATTTAATACCATCGGTATTCATCTTCTGTACTGTTTGACCAATCGTCAGACGATCTGTCGTTTCTTGACCTTGCTTATCATAGGTTAAGAACAATGAATCTTGGTTCTTGTTATCTGGATTTTTATTTACAACTTGGTCAATAATATTCACCTTGTTGCCATTACCATCAACAACTTCAGTGATGTTATTACTGATCGCAACTTTCAATTGCTCTTCAGTTGCAGCTCTACCTTTGGTTGCAAAATCACCCGCCGTAATGTCTTTATTGCTCAAGCCTTCAATTGTATTGCTTGATTTATCAACAACTACACTTCCTACAGTCACTTTGTCGAAGTTTACATCTTTCGCTGTTGCAACTTGATAATTGCTTGAACCATCTGCATTAGTCGTTGGGGTTACAACAACGTTATCCCCAGCAGTTACCGTTGTTTTCGCTTTGGTTGCTGCATCTTTAACGCTGGTGATCGCACCATCAATCGTGTTCGA